TCACTCATTGGATGTGGCTACTTGAGCATTTAAGCCGCCAGCAGCTTCCCATGCGTCTACAGCCTTGGCACTATATACATTATCCGCACCCTTTGATGCCGAAATCGGTTTAGGGAAGGGGTTAGGCCATTTTTCAGATTGCCAGCGCAGAAATGTACGGGCAGTGCGTTTAAACTTTATGCACAGGTCTGTCGTGGTGTAGCTGCTTTGTACCGTCTGGCCAGCTGCTGCTGATTGCTGATTAATTTGTGCTCCCATTGATTATTTACCTCCTAACTTTCTTAAAGCATTGCCGCTTACAATTTCGCGTGTACCATCCTCAAATTCTATCTCGCGGCTGTTCTGTGTACCGCGTGCAATGATACGGCAGGGCTTGCCGTACATCTGTGCACGCTTTTCATTGTTCTTCCAGGCATAATAATGGGTCATTGGCTGGCCACCTCGCTGGTTGCCTTGCGCCTGATGGTTCCAACTTTGGCTTTAACCTTAGCCAGTGTAATTAATACCGGCTTGGCTTCATCAGACGCATTTTTATGGTCATATAGATGATTCAGTACAGCCAGCTCACCACGTGACATGAGCACCAGATTGTCTGTAGCAAAATTCTGTGGGTTACCATCCTTAAACTTTACGACATGGCCAGCGGGGATGGTGCCAAAATGTTGCTCATAAATGATATGGTGTTTTGCCCTGAATTTATTGGGTTCAGCCACCTTAACCTCAACATACCCGTCAACTGTTATTCGTTCATAACCAACAGGTTTTTGGGTATGGGATTGTTGCCCCTTTTTAAAGCTACCACTGTTGGCGCCTGTTAAACCTTTGGTACCTTTATTGGGAGGGACTGATCCTTTTGGAAAGCGGCCATCACGGCCAGTTTTCCAGCCTTTACGAGTACATAGGGCTTTAATATTATCCACTGCAATGTCACGATTAAACGTAGCGTTGAACAGCTGGGTAAGTGCTGCCCGGGACAAAGTAGCGTTGACTTGAATAAACGCTAGTTCGTCAGGGCTATATTTGATAGATGCACCTTTAGACATTTTGGTTGACCTCCAGCATAGGTGGCATATCACCCTTGTCACCTTTTAAGCCGATATATTCAGCCTTAAGCTTGGTTGCCTCGAGCACCAGGCGTGAACCTTCCAGGATTGGCTCAGCAACTTTTGTCATGCTTTCAGCACGCTGTACTTCAGCATCCAAGTTGCCGCCAACTGCTGCACTATCTAGCCTGCGTAACTGGCCAAACAGAATATCGTTTAACTCTTTTAAATTATTGCTCATGTTTACATCCTTCAATAGGGCAGGATGCCCCGCCAAAGCAGGGCGGGTATATCAAAACGGAATTGGATCATCCAGGTTGGGCCGGACAGCTGGAGCAGGGTCCTTGGTCGGGTATTTGACCAGCTTGTCGTGTTGCGCTGCGAGCTGGTTTTTAATGATGCGGAAATCATGCTCGGTGTAACCTTCCTCACCATGGCCAACATTAAAAACATAGTTTTTGATGTCAGTAAGATCGTGAACCGTCTTGGTGGCCAGAATGTCCTTGAGCACAGACTGAAGCGGTTTGAATCCTTGTGACTGGCCATGCTGCTGGCTAGCCTGGGCTGGCTGTTTTTGCATTAGCTGATCATGGCGTGATTTTAGCGCCTGCTTGATCTCGCCAATATCAGACTCGCTATATTGCCGAGCCGCTACATAGTCGCGGATCATGGCCAGCGTACCCACATTCCGGGCCTTATTAATATCAGCCAGAATAGTGGCCAATGGCTTTGCCTGCTCACCAGCTGGTTGATTGGGTTGATGCTGTTGCTGCTGGTCAGTTGCTTGTTTAGGTTTAGCCTGGGCATTACCGGGAGCATGCACAGTGGCATCCGGATCGTTGTCACCTTCAGTCGGAATGGCAAAGGTTTGGAAACAGGCGTACTTATAGGCAATAGACATGGCCTTGTTGGTGGCTTTGTCGCCCGCGTCCATGGCCTCACCAAATACACAGGCCACGTGCTTGGAGCCATCTTCACTGCTGATAAAATCAAATTCCATCTTGACCAGGACAAAATACAGGGTTTTATTGCCACTGGGTCGTTGGGTTTCAGTACGCTCAACACAGCGTGGAATGATTACCAGTTTGTGCTCAGCCAGCAACGGAGCAATCGCATTGTAGACATCATCAATGCCCCGGAACGCATAGCCATTACCAAAGCCAGAGGCTTGCCGGTCTTTTGAAATCCCTTCTTTGGCCAGTGCACGCTGTACTGCATTGATGGCCTGATAAACCTTGAGAGATGCAGTGGTCATATTAAGCGCCTCCACGCACAAGGGTGGTCATAAAGGCATACAGGGCAGTAGCGATCACCACAAAGAACACGATCAGGCCTGCATGAATAAACACGGCAACCACGTTTTTAACGCTGCATGCAGAAATGATACGGGCGCGGAACACATTACGGCGGTGACGCTTGGCCAGTAGCGATTGCTCGCTACTGATGACAAACTTTTGCATTGGTGACATAATATTTTTACTCCAGCTTGGTTGGGGTCAGGCCTCCGGTTGTGACAGCAACGCGGAGGTTTCTTTTTGCCTGTTTACTGGCTTGTGAACTTAATATGAACTAATGGTTCAATTAAGTCAAGAACTGAAAGTTCAATTATTTTATTTTTCTGCTATATTAAAAAAAGAAACCCAGCGCGTGGCTGGGTATAGGAGAAGGATATGAGTGAATTAGATCAAGATCAGGAAGTGGCAATTATCCCAGCAGGCAGTTATGTCAGCATTATGGGCTGCCGCTTTACCCTGTTAGAAGATACCAAAGTTGCAACGAGTCAGGAGAGCCTTGATTATGTTCTAAAGGCTCAACAAGACTTTGAGAATGGAATAGGTACTGTTAAAGCTAAAGGTTGCTTTTCATCCAGTCAGTAACTTCTTTGCTAATGCCATAGGTTGCCCAATTTGAAGCATCTGTAGATAATTTAACAACCAAAATTTCATCATCAGCATCTATATGTGTTTTGAGATTGTCGCGTATTTGAGATGCTGTTGTTTGCGATATGATTATAAATACAGATTTTAAAGGCTTAGCCCAATTGGGATAAGCCTTTATTGCATCTATAAGCTCGGAATAATCTTTATCTTTTATCAAATCATAACTTACTAAGTAAGCTGCCATTTATTCTCTCCACTCAGTCAAGGCCGCGCTGGGTTCGCGGCTTATTTTTAATTCCATAATAAAGCCTGCACAAGGCAGGCTTAGTTTAATAATAACTTTATTCTACTTTTTCTTTGCGAGCGCGAGGCTTTGGTCTTGGATTAACCAAAGCGGCATTTACACTTGAAGGTAATTCAGAATCAACTTTAGCAATACCGATGCGTTTTATGGCTACTTTAATGGCGGGTACAAATATATTATCCACTTCCTCGGCACCGGCCCCAAAGCCCAGCTCCATTTGCGGCACATAAAATCCCTCATGTATGCCTTTGGCCTTAAGAATAAGCGTAACAATTTCTTGTATAGATAGAGAGGGCACAGAGTCGTTAGCAGAGTCATTAACTGAATGTGACATTTTTAACTCCTAATTTTTGTGATTGATCACTGAAAGTAACCATAGCCTGATCCTGTACCTTGACTTCAATAACGTGCTGGTGGTGATGTTGATGCAAAATTTCATGTTCAACGCAAGTCGTGACCGCCTTAACCACCAGTTCATTTAAGTTGATACCATCCTGATAGGCTTTTTCAGCGGCCTTGCGATGTAATTCGGCACCTAAACGTACATTAAAACTTCCACTGAACGGTTTTTCTGGCTGAATACCTTTACCTTGGCAATAGTCCAGATAACTATCCACAGCTTCTTTAAACGCTGCCTTTAGTTCATCCATCGTATCGCCGCAGTACAGTATTTTGGATTGGATATAAAGAATTTCACCTACCAGGCAGTTATCCTCAACGCTTGGTTCAATAGATCCGGTAAAACCTTTATATTTATAAATGTTATTCATGTTTATGCTCCGATACCTAAAGATTTAAGAAACATTCTCGCTTTTTTGACATACTCAACCTTAAGCTGATCGTCTGGATGCGGCTTAAGAAATTGTAGAACTACGGCGGGGTTGTCGGCTTTATAGAAAATGCAGTGAGAACTTCCCCGGCCATTAAACTCAAGTGTAAAGCCAAGCTGGTTCATCAGCGTGACAAAATCTTTCCACTTAAAGTTTTTAGGGGGTGGATCAGCAAAAAAGCGAGTTAATAACTTATCAGCTTTGGTCACTTATTCTCTCTTTAAAGTGTAAGTTTTGCAACTAGATTTTAGTTGCAAATAAGTGCTTAATACATCCAAATTTTGAAGCAATTGTGTAAAAATGAATTAACCTTTTACCTGTAACCCATTTCTAAACTTACCAGCGATCTACCGTTGACCACCAAAATACCCAGCCCAATACCCTAAAATCATTGAGCTTATCGCCGAATAAATCTTCGTCCTCATATTCATCACGGTTATGGCTACGCAGTCTTACACCGCCACCAGGCAGGCGATACAGGTATTTAATCCGCAACATGCCACCATGGAACATGGCGTATATTTTCCCATCCCTAATGGGCAATTGGGCTTTACTGATGTCTATGCCAATGGTCGCGCCATCCCGGATCAAATCTTCCATGCTCGTGCCACTATTCTTGGCACAGGCTGCATCTTCAATTCGCACACCAGCTGCTTCCAGTGTTGCGCGCAGGAAACGTAATTTACGTTGGGCATTCATACCCACCTGAATCAGGAAAGACCCATCACCAGCAGCAAAAGACACATCATCAAAAAAGGGCAGATCTACTTCATCTGGATCAGGTTCATCACCATCTTCCCATGGCTCCAAGGCCATTAAATGACTTTTCCATGGTTCACCTTGAATTTGACCTTGCGACTGGCCAGACTGGCTTTGGGTCATGTTGCCCATGCTTTGGGATTGGGAGAGTGGGCGCATCTCACCTACACCTGAAAGTAACCATTCAGCATTAATTCCAAGAAAAGCTGCAATAAGGGGAATCTTAGACGTTTCTGGAATTGCCTCACCATTAATCCATTTACCAGCACCTTTATCAGAGACACCAAATTCTTTACTTAAAACACGAGCACGCCCACGTACTGGATATCCTTGTTCATCCATTGCCAAGTTAAGACGACTGGCAAATTCCTCTTTGACTTTTTCAAGTTCACTTTTCATAAAAAATACTCAAATACTTTTTTCTTCATTTATTCAAATGAACCATAGGTTCAATCATGAATTATCTTGAAAGAACTTTCAGTTCCTGATATTGTTGAACCTAAAGTTCAATATTGGGTTTAAATTATGCAAACTATCAAAGAGGTCATCAGTCAGGCTGGTGGGGTTCCTGTAGTTGCAGAAGCTGTAAATTTGTCTGAGCGGGCAATTTATAAGTGGATAAACAGAAATTCTTTACCTCGTTCTGAGTACACAGGTGAAACCACATATTCAAAGAAAATTTCTGAGCTCACCTCTGGCCAGCTTGCCCCAGAAACCTTGCTAGAAATTGGTCGGCCAAAACCAGCCACCGCCTAACCATCCACAGGAAGGATTCACCATGGGGAAAGGACGTCGCCGCAACAGGGGAAACAACATGCGCCAAGTCGCACGGGGCAAGAAAGACGCCTCTATCACCGTACACATGCCGCAAGGCGTAAAGGATCGCTTAGTCGGTCTGGCTGATTGCCAGCGTGCAGGCCAAGGGGCCAGTGAGTACACCTTTGAAAATCTAATCATTCCTCATCTCGAACAAATCGAACATGAAACGAAGGTTAGACAAAAGATTTTTGGTTTAACAGGGAACGAATAAAACGATGCGCAGCACAGCGACCGCAACAAATCTAGGCAATAAAAAACCCCATTAGCAAGCTAACAGGGCTTTTTACGTTCGTTGCGTCAACAACGAACAGTACAGCTAGTCGAAAGGAAATTTAACCATGAGTATAGAAGCAAGTCAATCAACCATCCGTCCACTCACCAACAAGCAGCATGTGGTCGATACTCCGTGTAAGAAATGCGGCACCTTTGTCCGTAATTTTAAAACAAATGCCTGTATTGAATGTGACCGGATCAGGAACCGTGAAGCCTATAGGGCCAAGCATCCTAAGACTGAGCAAAAGTCTAAGCCCTTGCCAGTAGTACAACCAGTGCCGGCACCCAAAAAACCCGGCACACCACCCAAACCATCAGCAGAAGCGCATGCCATTAATTCTGCATTATTTGCCAAGCCTGAACCTGTGCAAAAAGGCGGGGTGTTAAAGCAGCCAACAACTGATGCGGATAGATATTCAGTCAGTGAGCGCTTGGCAGCTGACATGGAAGCCTTTTTTGCTAAAGGTGGCAAAGTGAGCCAGGGGGCAGCATGAGCATACAAGCAAGTCAATTAATAGCGAATCTGGGTGGACGGGCGGCAGCTCACCAGATCCGCAAGCAGGCCCCAGTGGGCGCTGCATATATCGCCCAGTATCAGCTGGCTGGTGGTCGCATTACCCATTATTACGATGACCGGTTCCGACTTTATCAAGACGGCCATTGGGCTTTTGTGGGTATTCAGCAATATGCCGGTATCAAAAACAACAGCATGTTTACTACCCAGTGCGAGTTACGCGATCTGCATAAAGCGCTGGAATCATTGCCAGCTGCCAATCTTGATAAAACACCGGATTGCCCTAAATGCAGTAACACCAAAGTTTTGCTGACTGCATGCCAGGATCATGTTGTACGGCTTGCCGAGCAGAACCTCAACAAGTGCAATGGCCGCTGGTGGTGGCGCGCCACTGCCATATTTTTCTTTGCTCTAAATATTATCCAGATGGCCACTGGCCAAGGATGGTCACTATGAATCGTTATGAAGAACGGCCGACTAAAGCACCCAATTTGCAGCTACTTGAGGTGCACCAGTATCACCAGCTGGCCTTAAACCTGCTGGAAGAAATGATGGAAGTTTGCCGCGCTAACCTGCGTAAAAATGACCATCCGGTTAAAAATGCCATGGTGCTGCGGGATGCCTGGCGCAAACAGATGGTTAAGAAATTCAAGGTGGGTTACGAACAGGCCTTGTTAATTGAAAAAAGCCTTCACCAGCATGATTGCATTGAGTTTTCACTGCAATACACTTACCCAAAAGTTAAAGAGGAAGCCAAGTCAGTTGAGCTGACACTGGCCGAAAAATTCTTTTGTCAGGCTTGCAAAAAATATAAAGGCATCCCGCATAGCTACCGTCGCTATTACGTGGGCGACCAGGTTAACTTTACCCAAAAAGGCCAGGCTGGTGGTATTGCCACAAATCAGGTGGGCAGCATTCAGGCCATTATCGGCCGCATGTTCGAGATAGCCACAGCTACTCGGTATGTTCATCAGCACATGGATAGCGTGACCCCGATCTGGGCACCCACACCACTCATGTATAGCAGTTTTGGCCAGTGCTGGTGTGACATCGATCCAGAGTATTTGCCAGGGGGTGCTCAATGCTAAGGCACCCTATTAAACCTACAGTCAACAATCACGTGGACGAGTTTATCGCCACCGGTGGCAAAATTAGTCCAGCCACCAATTCCGGAAAACTCACCATTGGCCAACAGGCCGAGCGAGATCGAGCACGCTGCCGTAGCGTCAAGGGGCGTGCTGCATGAGCTTCCATAGAATTCCCCGTCGAGGTAATAAGCCCCGGCCATTATCAGCTCGTGAACTCCGGGAGCAGACTTATTTCCAAAAGATCAATTTAGAGAAAATCGCAGCCATTGATGCTTACATTCTGGAATGTGAGAAGCAGGGCGGCGTAACCGTTTTATTTACAGCCCAGGCTGTCAAGTAGGGAGTTTGCAATGACAGCACCATTAATACCCGACAACATTGATTTGCGGGACTTTGCCTATATGCCACTGGATGTGGTGAGGTTGCGTGATAGTGACTTTACCGCGCTCACCAGTGCCGAGGCATTTCGTTCAGGCCTGCTGCTGTGGTGTGCAGCCTGGCACCAGGTTCCAGCAGGCAGCCTGCCAGCTGACGACCGTGTGTTATCCAATCTGGCCGGCTATGGCCGTGTCGTTAAAGAATGGCTCAATATTAAAGACGAGGCACTACATGGCTGGGTACTATGCGAGGACGGCCGCTATTATCATCCAGTTATCTGTGAAAAAGCACAGGAAAGCTGGGCAGGCAAACAACGTCATCACTACGCTAAATTTGCAGATCGCCTACGGAAAGCCAATAAGAAACTGGAAGAAAGCGGACTGCCATCCGTAGAAATTCCAACGCTTGAATTATGGATTGCCGCAGGAAGTCCAGCAGAATGGCAAACTATTTCCGAAGATTCCAAGCCTAATTCCAAAGAATCCGGTAATCATTCCACTGGAAATAAAAATAGTTCCGGTGGAAATCCTACGGAAAATGCTCTTAAGGGAAAGGGAGAAGTAAGGGATAGGGAAAGGGATAATATATCTTTAGAAAAAAATAAAAAAAATCCCGATGGGTTTTTAACGGCAGAGCAGGCAAGTGCATTGTGGGTACCTAACCTTGAGCACCTCAACAGCTTGATGGCCGAAAGGAATTATCCACCTGTTGGCCAGACAGAGCTGGACGATCAGCTTGCAGACTTCAACCGCAACAACCACGGTAAGGGCCACACTGAAAACCAGCTCTATTTGCATCTTCGTGTCTGGATCGTGAATGCCCGGAGAAAAGCTCAAGTTCAACCAGCTGGCCAAAAACCAGCGAAACCCTCAAAACCGCAACAGCAAAAGGATACTTCGCAGTTCCAAACAGAATCACCTATCCCTAAAAACCCAGTTTTTGATGATATGGCAGATTGGGAACAGTTTGGCTGCGGCTACACCGTAGGCCAGATCCGCGAGAATATTCAGGAAGGGGAAACCCCGGAGAAGTGTCTTGCTCGGCTGATCAAGGGCAAAGTGGCCAACGATACCATGGCCAAGCAGCTTGAGCGTGAAGCAGAGCAGGCCGCACAGCAGGAAGCCCAGCAACGTGCAGCACAGGCCGAGGCTGACCTACTGGCCAAACAACAACAGCGCCAGCCTAGATCAGGTGCAGCATGATTTATTGCCAGCAAACACACCGTTACTACAGCACCATCGGTGGCTGGTGGCCATGCGAAGTGACAGCACTACTTTCCATGCACCGGGATGGATATACACCATACCAAATGGCTTTTGTACTGGATCGGTCTTATTACGCGGTATTTAGCAAGCTAAACAGACTGGTGGCCAAATGAAGCCAGTTAGTGACTCGCTTGCCGGATCTGCCCTAGTACTGGCCCAGCTGGAGCTGGCAGTTCGGGAAGCGCGAGAAATGTTTAAACAGCGCTGTGCTGAAGAAAATTTAAGTGACTATCACATTTACGAAATACAACAAACCGCCAAGGTGGCTGTTAAGCGTCAATTGCAGGGGGTATTAAGTGAAATTTAAGACTTTTGGAAATCTGATGTTGTTACTCCAGATTTTCATATTTGCCATTAGCCTTTTAGCTTTTATGGTTCGGCCAGGGCTGGCCACTTTTATATTTGTCCTTGGCTATGTCGGCTGGTTATTTTTTTTGGCTACGGAAATGGCAAGGGATGAGCGTTTACATGATGAATGGGAGCGCCTTAATTGACCAGCATGTCTATTGAGGAGTACCGCCGCAGGTTTGCTCCAGCGGCGAAGTCAGGCAAGCAGGCCAAGCCTAAAAAACCCTCTAAATATAACAATCAGGCCGTGGAAATTGACGGTTTTAAGTTTGATTCAAAAAAAGAAGGTCAGCGGTATCAGGCTTTAAAACTGCTGGTACAGGCTGGCCAGATCACGGATCTACGCATGCAGGTTAGTTATGTACTAAACGAGGCCGTTAAATACGAAGGGGAAAAGCGAAAAACACCAGCAATGAAATATATCGCAGATTTTGTCTATACCGATGCTACTGGCCAGCTGGTGGTTGAGGACGTGAAAAGTGCAGTTACCCGTAAATTGCGGCCATACCGCATGAAAAAACATTTGATGCTGACGGTGCACGGCATTGAGATCAGGGAAGTTTAAGGGGTAATTATTATGGTAGTAGCAGTAGAGCGTTTTGATTTTATCGAGTTTTTAAGACTGGCCATTGCCGATACTGAAGGCAATCCACGTAGTAAAATTACCCGGTCAGTGGTACTTGGTGAATTAGGCCTGTTATCTGACTGGCCGAAAATGTGGGCAGGTCTTTTAGTTACCCATATCGAGCGCGAGCGTATTGCTGTGATTACACCATCACAGCGCCAGCATATTGATATGATCAGTAAATATGATTTTAACTATGAATGGAAACGCCGTATTGCGGATAAGCCAGGTACTGTGGAAATCAAACAGGGGTCCATTAAGTCAGGTGACTTTTACCGCATCAGAAACCATATTGCTGGTGTGATTGAAAAAATCATGATTAAAAATGGTTTTCAGCCCAACCACTGTAATGGCACCGTGATCAAGGTGGCCAAGCAGCTGGCCGAGCTGGTGCTGATGAGCCATTTATTCGGGAAGGGCATGTGCGCTCATTGCAGTGGTATTGGCAAGCATGAGGTTTATGAACATGGCAAGTCAGTCGGCATTACCAAGTGCACGCGCTGTAATGGCACAGGCAAGATCCCGTACACCATTAATGAGAAATTAAAATTAATGGGGCTTAGTGCCATGCATAAATCTAACTATTCCCGTCGATATGCGTTCTATGAGCGTGTCGGAGAATCTATAATTACCCAGTGGAATATTACCATTGGTGACCATTTAAGACGTTCATTCGATAATGAACAAAAAGTAACCTAACTTACAAACTGTTGACACAAAGGCAACGCTTTGATATAAGTTTCCCTATAATGGGCGTTTTCGTAAGTGCAGCGCCAATCAGCCTGTTTATAGCCCGGTCTTCCAAAATTCCGGGCTTTTTTTATGCCTATAATAAAAGGTGGACTATGCATAAAGGTTTAACCATGTACTCCAGTGATGCGATTCCTCCAGTACATCCACCTGTTCCCGTTAAGCCTTGCCCATTTTGTGGTGGTCATGCAGTTGCATCATCATGGATTGAGGAAGTAGAAGATTGGGAAGTATTTGCAGCTGATGTGTGTTGCCATGACTGTGGTGCAAAAATTGAATCCAATTGCAAATTTGTTGATGACCGTGATGCGATGGTATTGAGTGTCATTGAGGCCTGGAACAAGCGCGTATAACAGAATAGTAGGGACCTCTGCCTCAAGGCGTCACATGGCAAGTGGGCGGCTCTGATAACAAACCGTGACGGAAACTTTTTTTACATCATTAAATAATTAATTTATAAAGTCGTTAAATCTAATGAGCTATGTAATATGAATAAAAATTTATTTGCCTTGGTATTGGTATCGCTAACTTTAACAGGCTGTACTGCTGGTATTCAGAATGGGCTGGCTCAAGCCTATGGCGTAAAAAATTATCAGGATACTAATGCACCGCAAAAAGCCAGGTTGCGAGTTATTAAGGGTGATTTGCAATCTTATGAAATTTATCCTTCAGGCTGCTTAACAACACAAGATACCGAAAGGGGATCGTTGAATACACCTGTTGTTTCATCCGGTAGTCTTAAAGACCAGCTAAATGGTAAAGCAAGAATTCATCAGGAAAAGCTTCTAGGTATGCCTTTTCCACCAAAAGTGGATAATGGATATTTTTATGAATTTAATGTCCCTGCTAATAAAAAAATGGTTCTTAACTTCCTAAGTCGCAAGATTGATGGAACTCAGGTACTTAACTGTAGTCAATATCGCGCTGTTACTTTTGAACCTGGTAAAGATTATGAGTTAAGAGATGTTCCAACAGGAATGTATAGCTGCTCATTCTCAATTACTGAAATTCAAACTGATGGCAGCCGGATTGATCATAAACAGCAAAAACTGATAGATCGAAAAGAAGCAACCTGCAAAAACAGTTAGTGAGTTAATTCTTTAAAAAATTTGGATTAACAGAAATTTGAACCCAGCCGCCCAGCCGGGTTTTTTTACGCCTATAGAAAAGGACTTCACCATGTCACGTGAGCAGATTCGGCATGCCAAGGCCGAGCTTGATCATCTAGGTTCTTGTACACAAGCAGGCAAGACACCAGAGCAGCTGGCCGAGATGGATAACAAGTTTTATGCAGCGCTGGATAAAAAAGCCCAGTTAGAGCGCCAGCTGTACGATGCCAATGCTCGCCGATTTGGCAGGCCAACCATGCGTGAACTGGAAGTATTGGCACGTTGTTCAAATCATAAATTTTAAGTGTTGTGCTTGGGTGAGCGTATTGCACCAGCCGGCTGCTGTTTGAAACGGGGCAGCAGTCGGTATTTTTTTATTTGCTTAATAATTTCTCTAAGTGTTGGCAGGCCAGCACACCATATTTTTCACGTAGCTGCTTATTGTTGAGTACATGCAGGCAAACAGCCTGGTCAAAATCATTTGCGGCCGCACGTTGCTCCAGTCGTTCACGCTGTTCTTTTTTGCGTTGTGCTGCTGACTTGCCAGATTTATCAATTTTGGGTGGACGGCCAACCGGATTCTTAAACAGATCCGCCGTGTATTTATCCTTTTCCATATTCTTATAGCTCACTGGACAGAGCATAAATTTTAACCTAATTAAATGTGACTGTCACAAATAATTATTGACTGGCCAAAAGGCATTTTGGGGTGCTGCACATGGATCGTGGATACGGGATGTATTTCGTGCTGGCCGCTTTGGTTTTGCTGGCCAGTTTATTTATTTACCTTGCTGTTAGTTTTCCGGTGTTTTTATGACTGACCTCGTTAGACCATTCCCACCAGTAAATTTTCTGGATCAGGCTAAAGCAGATTTGGAATCCGGGCTTGACCCAGCGGTTGAGCTTATCCCTGCACCTGAAGTGCTGTCCTGGGTAAAACGTACGTTCCTAAAAATTGGCAGTCCACTGTATAACCCGGAGCATGAACATATTTCTCTATTGGTTGAGTCAATTGAAGAAGATAAAGGCTTTTTAACCTTTGCCTGGGCATCCGCACCGGCTAAAAATAAAAATAGCCTGGTGCTTGGCCAGTGTGAGCGTGTGGCCTTTCGTGCCGGTGGCTGGCAGAAAGCACGCCAGGAACAACAAATGCGTGAATGGTTTGGTTTTACACCCACGTACCTTATTACGCTCGATGCGAGTTTTTGTGAAACGGCTACCGATCGGGAGTTTTGTGCACTGGTTGACCATGAGCTTTGTCATATCGGTGTAGAGCGCGATGAAGATGGCGAGATGATTACCAGTAATGTCACTGGCCTGCCAAAGCATCGTTTGGTCAATCACGATGTTGAGGAGTTTTTCGATACCGTCAGGCGTTGGGGTGCAAACAGCGATACCAAGCGACTGGCCAACATTGCTAACACTGCACCGTTTGTGCCGGATACTGAAGTGGAACGGGGCTGCGGGGCAGTCGTTATCAAGTGAGCTTCGGCTCATTTTTTTTGCCTTGTAGGTCTTACCTAGACTTACAAAGGGGGAGTAATGGCAGTTTTAAAAGAGCCAGTAAAAATATTTATTGTTCAAGCTCTTGCCTGCCGTGACCGACCTCAGGAAGTGGTAGACGCGGTAAGACAGGAATTTGGTGTTGATATTCCATTGCAGCAATGCGCTGCCTATGACCCAACAAGGCCTACGTGCCGCAAATTAAGTGCTGACCTAAAAAAGCTTTTCTTTGACACACGAGAGAAGTTTGACGCTGGTTTGATTGATATTCCGATTGCCAATAAGCATTACCGGCTTAAGCAGTATCAGAAGCAATTGGAGCGCAACAGTAGAAATACCACAATGTCGCTCAAGATTCTGGAGCAGGCCGCAAAGGACGTGGGTGGCCAGTACACCAATCGGCAGGAAGTAACCGGCAAGGATGGTGAGCCACTTCACCCACCAGCCAATGTTCCATTGGATGACTATATAGCAGCACGGGAGCAATTGAAGGATGAGTACTGATCCTGCCCGTGACTTGGCCATACGAGTTGAGGCGCGGGAAGACTTTTACTTTTTCTCGCGCTATATGTTCAAGGAACGCCGTAAGTATAAGTGGCTGCACAACGACCATCACCGCCAGATCTGTGACGCACTCATGAAGGTTTTTCGCGGTGAAACCAGGCGGCTGATTATCAATATCCCACCTCGCTATTCTAAAACCGAGCTGGCCGTAATCAATTTTATGGCTTGGTGTTTTGGCCGTGTGCCTGATTGTGAATTTATTCATATCAGTTATTCGGCAAAGCTGGCCGCGAATAATGCAGCCCAGACCCGTAATCTGGTGCGTGAGCCGGCTTACCTTAAAGTGTTTCCGGATCTGGCGCTAAAAGATGATAGCCAGGCTAAAGACGATTGGCGCACCACAGCTGGAGGCGTTTGTTATTCACAGGGTACTGGCGGCACCATCACCGGCTTTGGTGCTGGTAAATTCCGGCAACAGTTTGGCGGTGCCATTATTATTGATGATCCGCACAAGGCGGACGAGGCCAGCAGTAAAACCATCCGTGAGGGTGTAATTGAGTGGTTCCAGAATACACTGGAGTCGCGTACTAACTCACGGGACACACCCATCATTGTGATCATGCAGCGCCTGCATGAGGAAGATTTAGCCGGCTGGCTACTGGGTGATCGGGGCGAGGAGGGTACGCCTGTAGCGGGTGGCAATGGTGAAATATGGGAGCATTTGTGTTTGTCGGCCATTAAGCCTGATGGCACTGCACTCTGGCCAGCCAAGCATGATATTCAAACCCTGCACCGCATGGAGCTGGCGGCACCTTATGTATTTGCTGGCCAGTATCGGCAACTTCCATCACCACCAGCGGGTGGGTTCTTCAAGCCTGACAACATGGAAATTGTGGATGCCTTGCCGGCAACCGCTGACCGGTCATGCCGTGCATGGGATTTGGGCGCCACTGAAAATGAGGGTGATCCGACTGCTGGTGTACGTCTTACTGATGGTAAGGACGGTTACTGGTATGTCGTAGGCGTAGAGCATGGCCAGCTGGGGCCAGAGAATGTGGAAAAACGGATTAAATCAACTGCTGCGACTGATGGCAAGGCGGTCAGAATCCGCTTGCCACAAGATCCTGGGCAGGCTGGTAAGGCACAGGCCAAGTCATTTATCAAAATGCTTTCAGGCTATCAGGTCAAGGCTGAAACCGTATCGGGTGATAAGGCCACACGTGCCGCGCCGTTTGCTGCCCAGGTCAATGTGGGTAATGTTCGCTTGCTCCGGGGTGACTGGAACAAGGCTTTCATTGAGGAGCTGCGTAATTTTCCTAATGGTAAGCATGATGATCAGGTGGACGCTGCATCTGATGCGTTCAACGACTTAAACGACATTATGCCAGGGCAAGGCCTATTTGACTTTATTGCACAGCAGGCACAACAACAGGCAGAGCGTGAAGCAGCCGAGCAGGAACAACAGGCGCAAGCCGAATCACAAGGGGGTAATTCATGGCTACAGCAAGCGGTGGCAAGGTAACAGCCTTAGCAGCTGACTTTGTGCAGCGTGTTGCAGCTGGTTTTCATACTGCAATCACTGGGAAGGCACCAGACTGGTTTGGCCCGTCTGATCCGACCCCAGCCGTTGCACCGGAAGGTACAGCCGGACGCCAGTTTGATTATGGCACCGGCATTAACATGAACAACACGCCACGCCAGGGCGAGCTATTCGGCTTTAATGTGATGCGTACACTGGCCGATTCATCGGATTTGCTGCGTGTCATTATTGAGCGCCGCAAGGACCAGATTGTCCGCATGGACTGGACTATTAAAGTTCGGGATAAAGCCGGCACGGTGGGTGATGAGTCAGCGACACCAGATCCACGTTGTGACCAGGTGGCGGAGTTTTTACGCTTTCCTGATCTGGAGCACGACTGGGCAACCTGGCTGCGTATGCTGCTGGAAGATCTACTGGTAATTGATGCTCCGACGGTTTACCCGCGTAAAACCAAGGGCGGTGATTTATATTCGCTGGAGCCAGTGGACGGTGCCACCATTAAGCGTGTGCTCGATGTGTACGGCCGAACACCCATTAATGGTGAAACAGCCTATCAGCAAATCCTGAAGGGCATGCCGGCCGTAGATTATGCCCATAATGAGCTGTTTTACCTGCCACGTAATCCACGCACCCATAAAGTGTATGGTTACTCGCCAGTTGAGCAGATCGTCAATATCATTACCCTGGCGTTGAACCGGCAAACCTACCAGACTGCCTACTATACCGATGGCAGCACCCCTGACCTGATTTTTCAGGTGCCTGATGCGTGGACCGTGGAGCAAACCAAACAGTTCACGGACTGGTGGAATGATCTGTTGTCAGGGAATTTGACGGAACGGCGTAAAACCCGGTTCGTGCCAAACGGTGTAAAGCCGGTTGATACTAAGGAAAAAGCGCTGACCGATCAGGCTGACGAGTGGATTGCCCGGGTGGCATGTTTTGCTTTTGGTATTTCACCACATGGCTTTGTTAAAGAAGTGAACCGGGCCACGGCAGAAACTGCACAGCAGGCCTCACAATCGGAAGGCCTTGCGCCGCTCATGATGTGGGTTAAATCCATGATGGACCGCATTATCAGTGCCTATTTTGGCAGTGATCTTGAGTTCATTTGGCAGTCTGACGAAATGGTCGCGCCTAAGGATCAGGCCGAGATTGATTCCAAGTATGTAACCGCCAAGATCCTGACCGCCGACGAGGTACGCGCCAAGCGGTTTGGTTTGGGTGCATTACCTAAAGAGATGTCGCCAGATCCACCAGCTGATCCGGAGCAACCAGATCCACCAGAGGCAAATCCTGCCAAGGAGAAAGTGGCCAAGGCAAAAAAGCCGGTGAGCCTGATCAACCGGGATCGGGCGATAGTCACGGAAACAGTCACGGCCATTCAGGCGGAGTTAGTAAGCTTCTTTGCAGTGGAGTCGGAGCTGCTGGCCAGCGATGTGATAGCAGCACTGGAAGCGGAAGCACTTGGCAAGGCTACTGACAATAACGGTATTATCGGCAAGATTTTAAATACATTGTCGTTTGGTCGCTGGCAGACTCTGGTGGACGGGTTTAAGGCGCGCCTTCAGGTGGTGGCACTGGATGGCGTGAACGAGGCATTTTTTCAGGTCGGTATAGATCCGGAGAATATGGAAGATGCCTTATCACTGGCCAATCAGAAAGCGATTGATTATGCCAATGAACGGGCAGCTGAACTGGTTGGCATGCGCTGGCAGAATGGCGAGCTGGTCGAAAATCCCAGCCCGCTATATTCCATCACTGAAAGCACCCGTGACATGCTGCGTAGTAAAGTCACACAAGCCATGGAGGAGGGCTGGAGCAATGACACACTGGCCAATGAGATCAAGGCTGATTACGCCTTCAGCGCTGAGCGTGCCGATTCTATCGCACGTACAGAAACGGCCATCGCTGATGTTGAGGGTAATGTGGCCGCTTATGAGGAATCCGAGCTGGTCGAGTCCAAGCAGTGGCTCACTGCACCAGGCTGCTGCCCGAAATGTGCAGCACTCTCTGGAGTAATTGTCCCGCTGAATGAATATTTTGTGGTGGGGAGTTTTCGCAAGAATGCCCCGCTGCACCCACATTGCCGGTGTGACATCTTACCGGTGTTAAAAGATTAACCGCCCACTTTATGTGGGTTTTATTTTGCCTGGAGTTTTTATGAAACTGAAAAAACTGTTTGGTGCTATTCAAAAAGTCAACGATCAGGATGACGGCACCATCATTGTTGAAGGGATTGCGTCCACTGAAGAACAGGACGACGACGGCGAAACCATTTTGGCCAACGCCATTAAAACCGCCATTCCCGACTATATGAAGTTTGGGGCGGTGCGTGAAATGCACAAACCTCAAGCTGCTGGTACAGCACTGGACATCAGCGTGGGTGATGATGGCGTCACAGTCATTAAAGCCCATATTGTTGATGCTGAAGCCATTAAGAAGGTTAAAACCAACGTCTACAAGGGTTTTAGTATCGGTGGCAGTGTTACCGAGCGCGATACAGTCAATAAAACCATCATTACCGGGATTAACCTGGTAGAAGTTTCTCTGGTGGATCGGCCTGCAAATCCTTCAGCAGTAATCACCTGTTATAAGGCAGATGGGATTGATCCAGCAGATCTAGAAGATAACCCGGAAAAACTGGAAAAAGCAGCTGGTACAGATGACCTGAACAAGAGCATGTATCAGATCAAAGATTTTTCAACAATTTTACGGGATTTGTCATACCTGATTCAGGATGCCCAGTGGGAGAGTGAGTGCTATGCAGACAATTCTAATATTCCCGTCCAGCTGGTTGAGTGGCTTAAATCAGGCGTTTCAATCTTTAACCAGTTCTCTGAGCAGGAATCTGCAAAACTTGTCACGTCTGTTGAGAACATTGTCAAAGCTAAGCAGCTGGGCGGATCAGACGTGTTGGCCAAAGCCGGCACCAAGTTTTCAAAAGCCACTAAAGAACAACTGGCCGACATTCATAAAACCCTCAAGGAATGTGACGGCAAGCTTGCTGCACTCGGCTACGATGCGGCAGCAGACGATGATGCAGCGGAAGATGCGACCACGAAAGCAGCTGATTCAGAGGCTTTGCAGAAAGTACGCTCTGAGCACGATCTGACCAAGGCAGACCTGACTAAAGTTCAGGGTGAGCGCGACGCACTGGCCAAACGGGTGAAAGAACTGGAAGCCCAGCCGGAAGACCCTAAGGGAGCAGTCATGGATTTAACCAAGTCTGCTGATATGAAACAGCAAGAATTTAATGTGCAGCCGGTGGTGGATGCCACGGGCGAAGTGCATGAAGCCGCCTCGCTCATTAAGGCGATTCATGCAGCACCACTCAAATTGGCGTAATTCATAGCGCCCTATTTCACTGCACCTACGGGTGCTTTTTTACTTTATGGAGAACAGGCAATGCCTAAACCAGCAAATCTGGAACAAACACTGGACGCTATGAAAGCAGCACAGGCGTCCGCCATGCAAAACACGGATCTGACCAAATCCTTTACCCAGCCTGGTAGCGCGACTACAGGTCTTCAGGCGTATGATCTGGAAGGTCCATCCAAGAAGTTTTACCCAGTAGAAACCCCGCTGCGTAATTCCATTCCACGTATTACTGGTGGCTATGCGATTCAGGCAAACTGGAAAGTTATCACCAATATCAACGTACAAAATCAGCGTGCCGGTGTGGGTGAAGGCCAGCGCGGCGGCAAAATCCAGCATCAAACCGATGATTATTTTGCATCGTTCCGTGGCTTTGGTCTGGAAAACGATGTGACGTTTGAAGCCAATTATGCCTCCAAGAATTATGAAGACGTGAAAGCACTGGCAGTTGCCCAGACGCTGGAAGCGACCATGATTCAGGAAGAACGTCTGATTTTAGGTGGTAATACCTCTTTGGCCATGGGACAAACGCCCACACCAGTACTGGCTGCTGTTGCCAATGGCGGTACATTAACTGCTGCAACCAAGTCAATTATTTGTATTGCGTTAGGTCTACAGGCCTACCTTGATGTGGTTGGTATGAATAATGGCGGTATTGGCCAGATTTTCGATGCAGCCTTTGCTCAGGTGCCAGGACAAATTGTGCGTACCAATGCGGATGGTTCTACATCCACCTTTGGTGGCGGTTCTGCCCGTAAGTCAGCAGCTGCTACAGTCACTGTGGTTAATGGTGGCTCTATCACGGCTACTGTTACACCAGTGAATGGTGCAGTGGGTTATGCCTGGTACATGGGACCTGCCGGATCTGAACGCCTGATTACTGTCACTGCCATTAACAGTGTGATTATTAAGGATGAGCCTCAGGGCGGCGCCCAGCTGGCCAGTAGCATTGCTGATCAGGATAATTCCACCTCCAGCTATGACTTTGACGGTTTGCTGATCCAGGCATTGAAACCCAATAGCAAGGCGTATGTGAAGTATATGCCGACCGGCACTGCTGGTGTAGGGACCAAGCTCACCAGTGATGGCGCGGGCGGTGTGGTTGAGATCAACGAAGCGCTCTATGCGTTTTACACCCGCTACCGTTTAAGTCCTGATGTGATCTACGTCAGTGCACAGGAATTGCAGGACATCAGCACGCTGATTGTTGGCAATAATGGTGCACCGCTGTTGCAGCTCACTGTGGACGTGAACGATCCATCCAGTATTGTGGCCGGCAAGGTGGTAGGCAGCTACCTGAACAAAATCACCAATACCAAGGTTGAAATCAAGGTTCACCCTAACATGCCAACCGGCACTATTTTCTTCTTCACCCGTAAGCTGCCTTACCAACTGGCCAACGTGGCCAATACGGTACAGATGAAAATGCGCCAGGATTACTACCAGATCGAATGGCCACTGCGTACCCGTAAATATGAATACGGTGTTTACGCAGACGGTGTGCTTCAGCACTATGCGCCATTCTCCATGGGTGTTATCACCAACATTGCCCGTCAGTAATTTTTGCTGGCTCAGTAGTGTTTCACCTTAAAGCCCAGCGGCAACCCTGCTGGGCTTTTCCATTTAAATTCAGGAGTAATAGGCATGCCAAAGTATCAGGCACCCGAACACGTACAATCAGTCAGCGCGGCTGGTGTGGAATATTTGGTAGAAAATGGCCACATTGAAGCGCCATTTGAAATTCAGGCACTTATTCTGCCGCTGGGTTTTGTTCTACTGAATGAAGATCAGTTAAAAGCTGCTGCCATTGCTGAAGCGGAAGCCCAACGTGTGGTTGAAGCTGAAAGACTGGCTCAGGAAGAAGAACAGCGCAAGGCGGCTGAGCTTGCCAAGAATGCTGAAGCGGAACGCAAAAAGGCAGAGGCGGATGCCAAAAAGCAGGCAGCAGCGGAAGAAAAACGCCTGAAGGCAGAGGCGGATGCCAAAGCCGCTGCTGATGCCGAGGCTGCCAAAAACACCCCACCAGCAAAACAGGAATAATCCATCATGGCACTGACCACACTTGAAAGGGTTAAGGAGTGGCTAAAGCTCCAGGCTGTTGCTGTGGATGATGAGCTGTTGCAGCGCCTGATTGATGCGGCCAGTGCCTTTGTGGAGAAATGGCTGGGCTTTACGGTGTTACGCCATGAAGTAGTGCGCTGGATGGACGGCAACGGCAAGGACGAGCTGGTTTTAACTGATCCGCATATTCTGGCCATAAACTCCATCACCATTGATGGCCGCTTAATTCCTGCTGGCCAGTACCGGCATGCTGACTGGTGGCTGATTCTGGATTGTGCCTGCTTTAGCCGTGGGCGCCGTAATATCTGTATCAAATACGACATAGGCTTTGATACTGTGCCGGCTGATATAGAAAATGCGGTGATTGATCTGGTGGCGCTTGGTTACAAGGAAAAGGACCGTATTGGCCTGCAATCCAAAACACTGGCCGGTGAAACCATTTCCTATTTTACAGGCGTGTTTTCTGAGCGCAGTAAAATGGTTTTACAGCAATATAAACGGGTGGTGCCAGGATGATTGAAGCATCAGTAACAGGTGATTCAGCAGTTGTGGCCAGCATCCGTGAGCAATACCGCAAAATCACCACCAATGTGGAGCAAAGCATTGGCCGGCTCACGCTAAAGCTACTAACCCGTGTCAAGGTCAATAAGTTATCTGGCCAAGTACTCAATGTGCGAACCGGGCGGCTTAGACGTTCTATCACTCAAAAGGTGGTTAATACGCCTAGCCAGATTACCGGTATTGTTGGCACCAATGTGGAATACGCCCGCGCACATGAAATTGGGTTTAATGGCCAGGTATCGGTTAAGGCACATTTGCGCCAGATCAAGATGGCTTGGGGTAAAAGCATTACACCGCGCACTGTAGAGATCCGGGCACATAGCCGCCAGGTCAATTTGCCGGAAAAATCATTTTTACGATCGGCGCTGACTGACATGGCACCGGAAATCAGGCAAACACTCCAGCAATCAGTCAGGCAGGGTATTTTATGAATCGTGAGGCAATTTATGCTGCATTATTTAACCGTCTGGCCAGTGTGCCTGGCTTTGTGGTTACTGAGCGGCGCCTGCGTCACTGGGACAGTGTATCCAGTGCCGAGCAGCCGTATTTGTGTGTCACACAAGGTGGCCAAACCGTAGTGCAGGGCATTCCGGCCAAGGGCGTGCCAGCAAAGTGGTATCTTAACGCCGATGTTTATGTGTATGCACAAACAACTGGCGACCAGGTGGCCGGTACGGTCATTAATCCACTACTGGATGCAATTGAGCAGGCACTGGCTCCGGAGTTTCCGGATATCAGTAAATGCCAGACATTGGGCGGGCTGGTAGAGCACTGCTGGATTGAAGGCACCATTGAAACTGATGAAGGCACGCTGGGTGATCAGGCGGTGGCCATCGTGCCAGTGCGTATGCTAGTCACCTGATTCTATATAACAGTTTTATTTTCCCCTAAAGGTCGCAAATGCGGCCTTTTTCATTTTGTGAGGTCGATATGGCTCAATATTTATTTAGTGCTGGCACGGTGGTAGCAGCAGCTGACATGGATGCCTATGGCAATACCATTGCCACACCTACACCAGTTGAAATGGGTGTGCTTCAGGGTGCATCAGTTGACTTTGGTTTTGATTTAAAAACTTTGCATGGTCGAGGCCAATTTGCGGTAGATGCTGCACGTGGTAAAGGCTCAATCAAGGGTAAGGCCAGTGCAGCCCGTGTCAATGGCGCACTGCTCAATAGTTTGGTGTTTGGCCAGACCATGACGGGCGGTTCCATCACCACCATGCCGCAATCCGTTTCCGGTAACGTAATTCCGTCATCCGGTGGCTATACGATATTAATTGCGCCACCTAGTAGCGGTACATTCAAGGGTGATCTGGGCGTCACTGATGCCAAGGCCGTACCACTGAAGCGTGTGTCGAATGCTCCGACTGCTGGCCAGTACAGTGTTGATGAAAGCACCGGTACTTATACTTTTGCAGTAGCTGATGCGGGTAAGACCGTGTTCATTAATTACCGATATAGCGCCACTATTGCTGGTGCCCAGGGCGGCACAGTCATGAACGTGGATATGGGTAGTGCGCCTACATTTGCACTGGATCTGATGCAGGCCTATAAGGGCAAGATCCTGCACTTTAAGTTTTATCGCTGTATGTCTAACAAGTTGGGCATGGCCACCAAGCAGGATGATTACAACATTCCTGATTTTGAATTCGAGGCCTTTGCAGATGACACTGGCCGTGTGTTTGACTGGTATTTATCGGAGTAATATTCATGGTACAGCAAGTTGATAACCCACGTGGCACAGTAGTGCACATTGATGGCCAGCCCTGGTATTTTGCGCCACTGTCCCTGGGCGCTTTGGAGTTGCTATTACCAAAACTACAAAGTTTTACTGAGCAGGATCTGGGTACGGTCATTGATGTGGCGCATAAGTCACTCAAGCGTAATTATCCGGAAATTACCCGCGCCGAGGTTGCTGACATGATCTATATGGATCAGCTGCAGGAAGTGATGGGTGCGGTCATGAGCGTATCTGGCTTAAAGGCAAACAGCCAGGGTGAAACTGCCCAGGGGGAATGAACTGGGGGGAGCTTTACGCCCATTTGATTGCATGCACCGGTTATACGTGGGAGTACATAGAAAATAATATGGACTTACCACGGCTGGCCAGTATGAATGCTTACTGGGCCAAGCACCCCCCGTTGCATTTAATGATCCAGTGCTTTATGGGAATTGAGGAAAAATCGGTATCTGGTGAGCAATTGCCAGATGCTGAGCCGGAAATGGATATTCTGGAGTTTGCCCAGCAATTCCCGCAGGGTTGAGTTTGTGCTAGATTTCCTCATGATTATAAAAGGATCAAATTATGAGAAATCTGGCAGTTTTGTTTTTAGGAATTACTTTATCTGCTACAACTTATGCAGAAATAAATAATGATGAACTTGCAGTACTGAAGCAATCAGAAAATGATTCAATACAACAAAGTATTGGAGAAATTGAAAGACAGGCTGATACCCGACTGAAACAGCTTGAAGAATTAGGAAGTTCAGTTACTAAAAAGAATATAATTAGTAGTAAAAATGAGCCTGTAATATTATCGCCTGAAGAATATAAAAATTATGGGATAGAGCCATTTTATACAGATAGCGAAATTGCATTTTATAAGGAAGCAGGGGAATATTTAGAAACAAAAGAGAAAAATAATATTTTGATGTCAGTTTCTAAAAGTGGAAAAGAGTACGTTGGATTTTTTGGTGAAAACACTGATGATTATACTGGTGATGCTTGGAGCGTAAGTTGTTCAAAAGATCGAATGACTGATAAAAAAAGATGTGTTTTAAGCAAATTTGAATTTGTTATTTTATATGACGTTAATGGACTTAGAACTACGGTTAGCAAGGATTTGGGATCTCTTAATGATCGGCAAAATAATTATCTGCGCGTTGATAATAAACCTTCATTTACAACAAGAGGTATTTACCTAAATGCGACTAGTAAGTCCATTGTTGAGCAGTTAAAAAGAGGCACTACTTTAAAGACAAGGTTTTTTGAGTGGAGTGGGGAAATGTATGAGGAAACTATACCACTAGATGGCTTTAATGAAGCTTATAGTTTTATGCTTAAAGCATATGCCGCTTTAAGGTAAAAAGTTTTATAACTGTTTTAATTAAATTAAACCACCTCCGGGTGGTTTTTTATTGGGTGTAGGAAATGGCCGACCAAAATGAAATTGAAGTAAAAATTACCGGAACAACGGGTGATTTAGATAATGATATTACCCATGTTGAAACCAAGGTAAAAAATGCTGCAAAAGGCATGCGTGAGTCAGCCAATATCATTAAATCGGCATTTAATGATATTAAAAACACCCTTAAAAATATTGATTTTAAAGTTCACGTTGATACTGCCGCCCTACAAACTACCATGCAAAGCGTGGTTAATACGGTCAAAACTCAGGTGCAGGCTGCTGGTAATGCCGCCAGTATCAAAATCAAAGTTGATACTACTGAGCTGGCCAATATCAGAAACCAGATCAGTAGTGGACTGTCTGGCAATAATGGAACAATCAAAATCAAGTTTGACCGATCACATTTGCAAACTGAGCTGGCTCAGATTCGTGCCCGGATCAATAGCTTCTTTGCCACATCAGTTAATGGCATGCGGTTAAATATTTCTGTTACCCAAGCTGATCTGGCAGCTGTACGTGCCAAACTGCGTTCACTGACCACCACTATATTTAAGGCAAAAGTCGGTATTGATCTAGCCCACCTAAACGCTCAGATTACCCATGCGCGGGCAATACTGGGTGCGATGGGTAGCAGCTTAAATATTAATGTCGATGCAACAGCAACAGGCCTTATCACTGCCATTAATAACCTAAAGGCGGAAGTTATCCGGTTAATTGCGGCCATGAATGCTGGTGGCGGTGGTGGTGGCCCTAGCGGTGGCGGCGGGTTCGGCGCTATTTTTGGTGGCAATCTGGCTGCAATGGCCACTGGTTTTATTACCAGTAAATTAACGGAGCTGAGTAAAGCCTTAATTACCACCTCTGATGATGCAGCACTGCTGAATAGCCGTATGCTGGATCTATTGGGAACAGAGCAGGCAGTAGTTGAGGTCAAAGACCGCTTATATGCAGCTGCCCAGCGGTTACAGGTTGGCTATCAGGATATGGCTGCGTCTACTGCCCGCATGATTCCTAGCCTTCAGGAAATGGGTAAAGGGAGTGAAGATGCAGTAAAGCTGGCTGAAATCCTGATGACTACAGCCAAGCTATCTGGTGCATCCACGATGGAGGCCGCTTCTTCAGCCCAGCAATTTTCACAGGCACTCGGAAGTTCCGTCCTACAAGGCGACGAGCTTAAATCCATCCTTGAAAATAACCAGTCTTTGGCTAGAACTTTGGCCAATGCATTAAAACTTCCTGATGCCAGCACCAAGGTTACGCTTGGCATGCTGAAGGAGCTGGGTTCTGAAGGCAAGATTACCAGCGAAGTACTGGCCAATGCCTTGCTTAATAGCTATGACAGCATTATGGCCAAAGCCGATAAACTGCCTACGACTTTTAGCGGTGTCTGGCAGCAGGTTAAAAACATCTTCTTTAAAACAGTCGATGATCTTAATCAGGCTGATGTTTTTGGGGGTTTGAAAGATAGCCTCAAGGATATGGTTAGCAAGCTTGAGCAATTTTCAAAAGATGGCACTTTAAAAGAGTGGGCTACTGACATTGGGGGTGTGCTGTCTGAAGCTGGTAGCCTGTTTATGGAGCTGGTCGGTATTGTCGGCGATGTTGTGAGTGAAATCTCTACACTCTGGCAGGATCTGGCTGGGTCGGTCAATGAAAGTACTGGTGCTCAAATCGGCTTCTTTGAGTTGCTTAAAAATTCACTTAAGGTTGTGCACGTATTCTTTATTGGGTTGCGTACTGGTATCCAGTTGGTGATGGCAGGCATTAAGGCGGTAGTCCAGGATGCTGTGGCCACTATTATTGCCTCATTTGTATTATTCCGCACTGGTATTAATACAGCAGTCATTGCGGTAAGCGGTTTTGTTGAAGGCTTAATTGTACTGCTCAAGACACTGGCCACGGTGGCCATGAAGGCATTGCAGCTGGATTTTACTGGTGCTATTTCCGCCTGGGAAAGTGGCACCAATAAGATTGCTGGGATTGTGAAAGACAAGGCTCAGCAGATTGCCAAAGAAACCCGTAGCATGAAATCTGATTTATCAGCTGCTGCTGGTGGATCAGCCTTGCTTAATGGCAGTTTCGTTAATAATGCCAACAAGATTACTCAGGACAGCCGTCAGCGCATAGATGATGTGCTACTGGGTGATGTGTCCATGAAGTCACCTAAAGCCAGCAATGCAGGTGCTGCTGGCAATTCAGCAGTGAATAAGGTGGCTGTCGGTGCTGGTAAGGCAAAAAAGGAAAAAGAGAAAAAACCTAAGGCTGAAAAGTCTGAAATGAGTGATCTCAACAAGGGTCTGGATGCCAAAAAGTACGAATTCAATCAGAAAGAAAACGTACCATTTGGCCGTAATCTTGAATTTCCGATTGAGCAAGAACGCGACTACTGGCAGGAAATTTTAGCTACTCGTAAACTTTCAGCCAGCGATCGCTTTCAGGTAGAAGAAAAGCTACAGGATGCAATTCTTAAGTTGCATCGGAAAGCGGGTGATGAACAGATCCGAACATATAAGGATGACGAGGCAAAATATCGTAATAATCTTGAAGCCAAAAAATCAGCATTGGAGCAGCTAGTTTTAGCCAACAAGAAATTGTATGGCGACGATTCAGATCAAGCCAAGTCAGCTCTTAAGGAAGTAGCAGCAGTTAATCAAGAAATGACTTTGCGTGCCTTGGCTAACTTAAAAACATCGAGAGAGTTTAAGTCATCCCAGAAGGAAAAAGAGCTGGATGCTGAGCAAGCTCATATTGATCATTTAGCTAATCTTAATCTGATCTCTGATCGTGAAAAGTTGCAGCGAGAACGTGAGCTGGAACAAAAGCGCTATGAGATCAAACGACAAGCACTCGCTGATCGTATGGCACTGTGGGAGGCTGAGAATAAAGTCACCAATGATGCAGATCCCAAGGAAAAGCAATCCATTCGAAATTCCATGACGGAATTAGATGCTGATCATCAGCAAAATCAGAAAGGCTTTGACATGCAGTCAGAGGCTGAGAAGATGGAGCGCTTGTTTGGTGGGCTAGGGGATCGGGTCAGCAATTTGTGGGATCAGGGCTTGCAGACCATGATGAATGGCACGCTGACCTGGCGTAATGCCATGAATGCGATTTTTGCCGATATGGGCGCTTTCTTTGTACAAAAGATGGTCAGTGAACCTTTGAAGCATTATATGGCAGGCCTTGCACACCGATTACTCGTCAAGATGGGTGTGATCAAGACAGAAGTTGCTGCTGAATCTGCTGGTCAAGCCGCACAGACGGGGGCAACCATTGTTGGTGAGGCTAGTCGTACAGGCGCAACGGCAGCAGGTGGCCTGATGCGTATTGGTCTTAAAGCAATGGAAGCCGTTAAAGGCATTATGTTGTCTGCATGGGAAGCAATGGCAAGTGCTTATGCATCAATTGCCAAAATTCCATTCGTTGGTCCTGTAATTGCTCCAGTAGTCGCTGGTGGAACATTTGCTGCTGTTGCGGCACTTGCCGGCAAGATCAAGTCAGCATCTGGAGGCTACGACATTCCGGCAGGTGTGAATCCTGTCACCCAGTTGCACGAAGAAGAAATGGTATTGCCTAAACCCTATGCCAATGTTATCCGGGATATGGCCAGCGGTGGCGTACCTGCTGCGGGCGGATCTGGTGCCATGGGTGGAACGGTTGAGCAAAATCAGTTCAACATTTCTGCACTGGATGCCAAGAGCCTCAAAAAACTGCTACGTCAAAATCCCGGAGCAGTGGCTGCTGGCCTAAAGGCCTATGGCCGTAATTTTGGGAGCCGGTAATCATGTCTGATGCAATTTTTCCACTATTACCTGGCTTAACGTGGAACCTGACCAAGACACCGATGTTCAACACCAAGGTGATGACCTCGGTCAATGGCCAAGAACTGCGGGCATCGTTTCAGGCGGTGCCAAAATATGCCATTAGCCTGGGCTTTGAATTTTTACGCCAGCGTGGTGGTAAAACCGAGCTGGATCAGTTGGAAGCATTCTTTTATGAGCGACGTGGGGCGTTTGATTCGTTCCTGCTGCTTATGCCGGATGATAACCAGTTTAGTTGTACCTTTGTGGGTGATGGGTCAACCACGACTTATCAGGTCTATAAAAAACTGTTTAACAGTGTGATACCACTGTCAAATACCCTGCCATTTAGCCTTATTGTGGATGCCTCCATGTGGAAGCAGGCCAGTAGCACCCTCATGTGGGGTACTGCCAGCAACCTGATGTGGCCATCCAGCAATATGCAGCTTGATAGCAAGGGAATGTTGACACTGGCCACACCTTTAGAAGCGGGTAAAACATTAAGTGTTACTGGTACATATTATTACCGGTGTCGCTTTAAGGATGATGAGCAGCAATACACTAATTTTATGGCCAACCTTTGGGAGGCCAAGAAAATTGAGATGGTTGCTTCACTAGGGAGTAAGGTATGAGAGCAGCTTCAGCTAAATTGATCCAGCTGCTGGATGCCAACCAGTTTGTTATGGCCGACCTTTACACATTGACCACTATTTTGGGGAAGGTGTACCGGTTTACCAATTATGATCTGGATCTGACAGTGGCTGGCCAGCTGTACCGTGCTGATGGTCCTATCATCAGCCGTGACGGCATCAAGCAAACCACGGGCATTGAGGTTAGTAGCCTAAACATTGAGATTAAGGTCAATGATACGGTGCTTCTGGATGGCGTGCCATTTATTCAGTTACTGCATAACGGTGGCCTTGATGGAGCGCGGTTTAAGCTAGAGCGTATTTTCATGGACTGGCAGACACCAACTGATACCAGCGCTGGCACTATTAAGCTGTTTGAGGGTAGGCTGGTTGAGCCAGAGTTTCACCGCACCGGTGCCAGCTTTGAAGTGGCGTCCGATACGGAAGTTCTCAATGTGCAGATGCCACGTAACCTGTACCAGCCTGGCTGTTTAAATACCCTGTTTGATTCAGGCTGCGGTTTGGTCAGAGCCGCGTATGCTGAGCTGGCCACTGTGGAAATCAATACCGTGGCCAACCGTATTCAATGTAGCCTTAATCATGCCCAGGGTTATTTTACCCAGGGTGTGGTCGAGTTTTTATCCGGAATAAATACTGGGGTAAAACGCACGATTCGCCTGCATGAGTCCGGCGCGCTGCATCTCACCTTGCCATTGCACCAGTTGCCGGCCGTGGGTGACCAGATCCGGGTTTATCCAGGCTGTGACAAGCGCATGGATACGTGCACCAACCGTTTTAATAACCTGTCAAATTTCCGGGGCTTTCCCTTTGTCCCGGTTCCTGAAACCGCTGTTTAACTCAATTAATTTTCTTTTATACCCGGCCAGTGTGCCGGGTTTTTCATTGTTGGAGAGATGACAATGGCTGATTTACCTGTTGCAGATGACCTTATTGCACCTAGTATTACTGAAGGTCAGTTTAAAGCGGCACTAAAGATATTAGTAGAAAACGTTGTTAGCAAAGATTATGTAAATAACAACGCTTTATTTAAACCGGTAGCCATTTCAAGTGGCCAATATACGCATATCGACCAGTTTAAAACAGCAGGCTATTACTTTGTACGTTCGACAGCCATTGCTACGGCCATTGTTGGACTACCAGAAAGCCGGCCGTGCATCATTGAAGTGATTGCTAACACAAATAGTGCTAACACAAATATAGTATCGCAGATCATTAGACCGCTCGGTGCTGCTTATTATTATTTTAGATCAACACTAAGCACGGGCGAATTTGCTGCTACATTTGAGAAAGTTATTGGACAAGCCGCGATTGCGACGCTAATTAGCACTGCAAGCGATGCTGCCAAAGCTGCTGCAACTGCTGAAGCAAAAACCTACAGCGACACAAAACTTGACGCAAAGCAAGTGATTTATGCGTACAGTGATGGCAATATGATCGGCGCAAAAACACTACGCTACCCAAATTTTGGCTTGCGCGGTGATTATACGATTGCAGATAGTACCGTTTATGATGCCGTTATTGTACCAGTGCAGGCAGGCGATACGCTATACATTCACAACGATCAGTCACGTTACACTGGCTCAACTGGATCGAACTATGCGTTTTTTGCGCAAAACCCGTTTTTAAACAGGGCGCAAACCGCGCTTGCAACATCCGGTGCTGACAGCAGTACAACGGATAGCACTAGCGCAATTATATATAAAAAGGCGATTGCACCCGCTGATGCCCGTTATTTAATCGTAAATGAGCGTTTTACCGCAAATGCGGGTGGTACAACAAACTATAACTGGGCGGTGCATAAAGACGCATTCAATCCGGCATATACACAAGGCAATGCCTATGTTGCTGAGATAGACGGCATCAAGTTTAAGGATACGTCTGTAAAATTATCAAAAGAAAACAACCCTACTGTGTCAGCAAAAAACATCTACACAGGTGATGTCAACGTTAAAGCACGGGTAAACGACAACGGTGTGTATATCAGTGCCAATGCCAATGACATTTTATCGCCATTTATTCCGGTTGAATTTGGCAAGACCTACACCATTAGCGGCATACCCCGCGACATGATGGCAACAACGGCAACCCGCATCATGGGTGTTGCCAGCAACACAGTGCCGAGCACAGACTTTGTCAAAGTTTTAACGACAACTACTGACACTACTGTCACTGTTACAATTAATGACGTGCAGATTAAATATATTGTATTCCCACTGGCTGCTAACAATCTGGGTGTGCTGGAAAAAGCACAATTTGCGCCAGTGCAGATTGAGGTCGGCAGCGTAGCCACTGCCTATCAACCCTCCGAATATACAATAGCACTCCAGCGCGTCATTAATAAATTTAGCACTAGCGCAAACAGCAGCGGGGCGTTGAAAGATGCAGGCATAAAAGTTGTATCGCAATTTATTGACTTAAACATGGTACGCGAGCCACAAATGAGTACTGTGTCACCGATTATCAAAGGTGTCGGCCCGCGCGGTGCAAGTTATGGCGTTAAAGGTACGGCGGCGACAGATAGTGCGAGCAATAATATCTATGCCCAGTTTGATGTGCTTAGCGACAGCAACAAAGCGGTTAATGTCAATGTTATAAAATACGTCAATGGCGAGAGGGCTGCTGGCGTGCTGCATCCGCGTGCATTTAGCGTACCATCCGGGGCATTAGATAACCCGGACAGCTTTGCTTACGCTGACAAATATCCCAAAGATTTATCAACGCACCCAGTGATTGCTTATACCGCAACGCCCATCGCAGGATTTAATTACTGGATGATTTCGTCTACTTTTCCGCCCACCTCGGAATCCGGTGTAAAGTGGGAAGATGAAGATATGTTTGTCAGTAATGATGCGGTGACGTGGCAGCGTATCCGCTCAGTCTATGAAACTGACAAGTCATACACGACAGCAACACTGCGCTTGCCGCCGCAAACGCTGGTTACCAACAACTCGCGCAAGCATTGTTTTTTACCATCCCCTGCCGTTGGTGATGTGTTTGAAGTAAGCGTACCTGCGAGCAATGGCGCACCAGCACTTGACCGCCAAACCATGACACTGAGTACACGCTTGCCGTGGAAGCATGACCCGTACTTGCTCATTGACGATGGGTACATCTACACATACCACTCTTTTAACCTGTTTTTTAACGAGCGCAATGACGAAAAGAGTCACTTTTTTGTCTGCGTCCGCACTAATAATGGGATTGATTGGGATGTCGTGCGCACTGACGGTAGCACCATGCGATTAACCGAAGCCACAAGCCGTCAGCTCTTCACCAAAGACGATCAAGGTCGTTATAACTATATGAATTATGCGTATAACGATGATCGCCAGAACCCTGAAATTGTTAAATACGGAACAGGTGATTATGAGCTGGTATGGGGCAGGAACTTTACAGTGCGTTATAAAGGCACAACGCCGTATGCGTTTGATTTTTCTACTGCGTATCCGTTTAAGGATACCAGCTCGACAAACCATCCGACCTTGTTATTTAAAGACAATATTTTATATGTCATTACAAACAAGGCGGTGTATCAAAGTACAGACCGTGGCGCGACATTGACGGTGTTGCCAAAATACCCAATGTGGCTGGGTGGTGTGCAGGGCTTTGGCTATAAAAAAAGCTGCTGTATCGGCGCTGGTGACAAATTTATTGTTGCAGATACCCAGCGCATTAATGCACCCGCTTTTACATCAGGCGCGGTCAACGCAGTTAATGACATCAATCAAGTGTTTTTCTATGAGTATCCGAGTTTTACTGATTTTTTAACTAAAGCAAACACGGGTTTAATTGATGCGTACATAGATTTGCAAGTGACTAAAGTAAATCTAAATACAAATAGCCGCCAGGTCTTAAATATACCCTGCATTAGCCCAACTGCGTCTAGCGCAACAGGGATTGCTGCACTGTACCGCTTGAAAGTGGCTGACTTAGAGCTAAAAGCAGGCGACACGGTATATTTTCACGTTACGCTAAATTCAAGATCAGGCGCTGAAATTGTATTTGGCGGTATTGATTTGACTTGATAATCATATTAATCCGCACTTATTTAATTAAATAAGGAAAACCATGAAAACTGATTTAATTATTACTGAAGCCAGATCCTGGCTCGGGACGCCTTACCATCATCAAGGGCGGATTAAGGGCGTAGGGGTGGACTGTGGCATGCTGCTCTGTGAGGTTTATCATGCAGCAGGCCTTATTCCCTTTGTTGATCCTCGGCCATATCCCCCGGACTGGTATATGCACCAGATGGACAATAAATACTTGGACTGGGTGAAACAATATGCCGAGCCAGTAGCTACACCAAAACAGGGCGATATCGCCCTGTTTCATTTTGGAAAATCGATTAGCCATGCGGCCATTGTGGTGGCATGGCCAACCATTATCCATGCCTATCATGGCCAGGGCTGCATATTGGGTGATGCGACCAAGGGCAGGCTGTGCAGTAATTTAGCCGGTTTTTGGCGTATCCGGGAGAATCAGGGATGAGCGGCGGTACAATAAGAATATCGGCAGAAAAATCCAATAGCTTGCGCGTACAGACCTCAGCCTATGGCTTATGCCTGCCACTGATTTATGGCCGGCAGCGGGTTGCCGCTAATATGTTCTGGTATAGCGATTTTAATGCCATTGCTCATACCACCACCAGTAAATCCGGGGGCTTTTTAGGTATGGGTAAAACCAAGACTAAAAACACCACCTACACTTATCAGGCAGCACTGATGCTAGGACTTGGGGAGTCCATCACCTCAGTAGACACCATCTGGATTGACAAGGATCAGGTCACAGCCAAGCAAAATGGTGGCGCAACAGAAACGGCACTGGCCCAGCGTGGCCTTGAACTGTTTACTGGCCAGAATAACAGTGTCTGGGGTTATTTAACTTCCCGGCATCCGGATCAGGCTTTAACGTATCCAAGGCTTGCCTATATTTGCTCTGGCGCGTATGACCTGGGCGAAAGTGCTACATTGGCCAACCATGGGTTTGAAGTCACCGGCAAGTACTCCATTTCCAGCACTGTGCTAGACGCTAACCCGGCTGATGTGATTTATGACTATATCAAAAATCCCAATTATGGTGCGGCGCCTGATTTAAACTTGGCTAGCTTAAGTCAGTTCAGAACGTATTGTGCTGCTGCCAACCTGTTGGTGAGCCCTGCATTTACTGAACAGCGCTCTGCCTATGAAGCGATTAACGACCTGGTGGAATCGGTTAATTGTGCCGTGGTGGCCAGCGCTGATGGCTTAAAAATCATTCCGTATGGCGATGCACCACTCACTGGCAACGGTTATACCTATACACCGAATTTAACCCCGGTGTATCACTTAACTGATGATGACTTCCTGGATCAGGAGGAACCGGTCAGGGTCAAGCGTAGCCGGGATTCTGATGCCTATAACCATTGCCAGATTGAATACGTCAACCGGCACAACCAGTACAATACGGAAATCGTAGAGGCTAAGGACCAGGCCAATATTGAAATGTACGGCCTGCGCACTGAAGATCCGGTCAAGCTGAACCACTTTTGTGAGCCAGTGATTGCCCGCCATGCTGTCCAGCTGCGCATGCAGCGTAAACTGCATATCCGGAATATTTATGAGTTTGAGCTGGGCTGGAAGTACTGCCGGCTGGAACCTATGGATATTGTCACCCTGACAGATTCATCCTTAGGCTTAAACCAGTTTCCAGTGCGTATTAAGGACATTGACGAAGATGATGACGGCCAGCTGACAATCACCGCTGAAGAACTGGTGATCGGTGTTGGGAGTGCCATTAACTATGACCTGCAATCGTCCAACGGTTATCAGGGCGGCAATGAAGATCCGGGGCCTGTATTTGCACCAGTAATTTTTGAGCCACCGCTGGAATTAACCGATGGCAACAATGAAGTGTGGGTGGCTGTTGCCGGTGGACCAAACTGGGGTGGCTGTCAGGTTTGGGTGAGTTACGACAATCAGAGCTTCAGTCAAGCAGGGGCTGTTTACGGTGCGGCACGCTATGGCCAGCTTATTGGCAGTATCGATGCAGACGATACAGCATTATATGTTGAGCTGAACACCAGCCTGCAAATTTACTCATCCAGCACCGTGGCAGTGGAAGCCGATGTAAGCCTGGTGCTTGTTGGTAATGAATACCTGTCTTATCTGAATTCCACGTTAACTGGCCAGCAAACCTACCAGCTGACGGATCTGGAGCGCGGCCGCTTCAATGATGCCCAGGCACATACGGACAATACCCGTGTGGTGGTGTTAGATAGTGCCATCTTCAATGCGACAGTGAATAAAAACCTGATCGGTAAAACCATCTATTTAAAATTTACCAGTTTTAACAGTCTGGAGCGCAAGCACGAGCAGCTGGCCGATGTGGCTGCTTATTCTTACACCCTGGTTGGCGGTGCACCGGGTGGGCCAGCAGGCCTGTCATTGGTTGCACCTTTTAATGGCAATAGCTTTACGGTGCAGTGGTCATTTGTCAGTGGTGCGAGCAGCTACGTGGTGCAGATCCTGTCAGATGGGGTGGTGCGGCGTGAAGTGGAAGTGACATCCACCAGCTACAGTTATGGTTATCAGGATGCTGCTACTGATGGTGGCCCATGGCGTGCTTTTACGGTACGAGTGGCCAGCCGGTCAAATGGCAGTGTTTCGGCCTTTGCTGAGCTGAATGTCAGTAATCCTGTGCCGGCAGCAGTCGTTAATGTGATTGCTGTTCCTGGAACAAATAGCATCAGTGTGTCATGGGATAATAGCAGTGCACCAGACCTGAAGGACTATCAGGTCTGGCTATCAACAACCAGTGGTTTTGATCCTGCCACAATGGCTGCCTCATGGACTGGAAACAGTACTAACCATACCTTTACGGGTCTGGCTAGTGGTGCCACCTATTACATTCGGGTTGCGGCGCGGGATGTTTGGGGCGCTGGTGCACTAAATTATTCAGGACAGGTTAGCCAAGCGGCTGGCTAAAACAATTTTATTTTTCAAAGCTCCTAATCGGGAGCTTTTTGCATTTTGAATGGAAGGGAAATCTTATGTCTGAACCAGTTTCGACGTATGGGGCAGGGGCATTGCTCAAGGCTTATGGCGCTGGCCTGATCATTGGCTTGTTTATTGTGTTGGGTTATCTGGTTGTGATTATGACTCGGATGCCACGCACACGGCCAGAGTGGGCTGTTGGGCTGATTGCAACAGTGGTATCCAGTTTAGCTGGCGGCTCATTTTTGGTGATTAAGTACCAGCTTCATTCCTGGGGTAATGATTATTACGGCATGGTCGCTTTAGGCGGCTTTTATTTTGCCTGCGGATTGCCGGGCTGGGCGCTGATCCGCTGGATATTCAATTTTATCAACCAGCGCGAGGGCGCCACGATTATTGATGTTGTCCGTGAAGTGAAGGACGAGATCCAAAAATAACCGGTGTTTTTTTATTCATTAAGACTTCCTGCAGGAAGTCTTTTTTTTATGTCTGAAGGGAAATATTATGCTACTGAAGAAAGGTAATACTGGGTCAGCTGTCAAACGATTGCAAACTGCACTGGCCAAGCAAGGGTTATATATTTATTTGGTAGATGGTGACTTTGGCCAAAAGACTGAAGATGCACTAAAAGCGTACCAGCAAAAATTCAATGTCAAACCTGATGGCATTTTAGGTGACTATATTGCCGGCAAGCTCGGCCTGGTATTATCTGTGCCAGCTGGTGCACCAGCAAACACTAAACCGGTTATTGTGCTCACTGCTGGCCATAGTCTGGTAGATCCGGGCGCGTGTAATGGAAAATTCACTGAAGCCGGGATTGTGCGGGAAGTGCGTAACGGCGTAACGGCCATATTGAACAGTCGAGGCTACAAAGTCATTAATGATGGCACTGGAAACGACAACCAGGCTTTAAGCAAAGCTGCTGCACTAGTCAAACAGGGTAAAATCGCTATCGAGTTTCACTTGAATGCTGCAACCAGTAAAGCGGCCACCGGTGTTGAAGCATTAGCTCAATCGAAAGATAAAGCGATCTGTCAAAAACTGTGTAGTGCGCTCTCAAGCGTGCTTGATATTCCTGTACGCGGTGGCAATGGTGGCTGGAAGGATGAAGGCAGTGGCCAGCACAGCAAACTTGCCTACGTCAGTGCCGGAGGCATCATTCTTGAGCTATTTTTCATCAGCAACGATGCAGAGCTGCAAAAATACTTCGACCGCAAGGATCAAGTGTTTACGGCCATTGCTGATGTACTGAGTGAAAATTTAACATGAGAGCATAAAAAAGCCCGAATTAATCGGGCTTTTTACATCATGCACGAGTTATTTTACGATTAAACATTTCAGATAAGGCAGCATCTAAAGCATCTTCCTGCTCTTCTGTGCGATCTGCATAAATTTCAATACAAGGGGCCATAGGGGATAACTTAGCTTGCACGAGTGCCTGACGAATTTCTTTAATCTCAGCAACATCGTTAGCAGATAAAGTACTATGAGTATCAATCGCAGTAATTGAAAAAGAAGATTCTTTTCCTAATTCTTTGTTCATAACAAACCCCTTAACAGCCATAGCATGGCTAACATCATCTATCGTCATCTCAGTTGTTGCTTCTGGTAAATTGTGACTACTTGTGGCAATTTCGTAAAAATGAACATGGCTTCCAGTATGTACATCACGATGTGAAGCTGAATGAACAGCTTTTTTAGCACATTTATTAACTTCCCAGCATGTGATTGCAGGTAAGGTTCCTGAGCCTGTGATTGAAAGTATATCTTTATGGAAAATTCTTTGATTCTCGTGATAAAAATGCTTACCGTTTTCTAAATCAATAATGCAAATAGCCATAGAATGAGCAGAAGGTCTAGGAGTACTATAATCTCCTTTTAACCAATCTTTCCATTTTTGAATAGCTGTTCCAGAGCCTGCAAAAAGAAAGCCAAATGCGTGCTGTTCAACATCTTTAATCACGAGTTTTGGGTAATTGACCTCGTCAATATATACCATCCACTTAGAAGGTGCCAGCGTTGACCATCGAGTATCTGCTGCTATAATTCCATTTAAACCGTCAAATACATTTGTTGTCAC